TCCTTTATTGGAAGTTCAATATACTGGTGATTTAAATTTTATTAAAAAATATTGTAAGGAACTTAAGTTAAATCAAGTACGTGGTTCAAGTTGGATATCGGAAAATTATAATGTTTTAGATTCTTTAGAATTAGAAGATTTAAAAAAGTTTATATTAGATTCATTACATCTCTATAATAGAGAAATTCTTTTGTCTGAACATGAAATAGAGATTACACAGTCTTGGACTAGTCACCAATCTTATGGTGAAGATCATGCTAAACATCATCATGCAAATAGTTTTTTAAGTGGAGTATTTTATGTGCAAACATATAAAGAATCTCCTCCTTTAGTATTTGAATCTCTCTTTAACCAGTATAATTTTTCTATTGTACCTGAAGCACCTCCAGACGGAAGTTCTACTAAAGCTATTTCTTCTTCTTATAATGTACCTGTTAATGATGGAAGGCTTTTTATTTTTAGTAGTAATCAACCACACTATGTCCCTCCAAATATGATTGATAATGAAAGAATAAGTTTAGCATTTAATACTTACTTTAAAGGAAAAACTAGATTCGTTCCTATGTCATATAACTCTGATGTATCTCCTAGAGCTACTTATAAATGAAAGAACAATTCTTTGGAATGCCTATATGGAGAGAAAATATAGATTCCAAATCATATAATAAAAAAGAAATTATTGATACGATTACTAGAAATTATCGGAAAAATCGTAGTCGTAATACTTGGTGGTCAAACACTAGTAATCTTCATCATATGTATGATGATTGGGATAATACTGATTATGAATCTCCTAATTGGAATAACTCTCTTACAGGTTTGTATAAAGGTGTTGTTCAAAGATTTTTTAATAGTATAAGTGCTCAGAAATTTAACTTTGATTTTGATGTAACAAATTATACATGTTATGGAAATTCACAATATATGCAAGAGCATCTTCATCCTAAAACTGATTTTGTAGGAATACATTATATTCGGTTTGATACTGAATCACATACACCTACAAGATTTGTAAATCCAATGAGTTATGCTAAGTATCTTGAGGATATAAGAAGTGAAACAAGATTAAAATATGATGATAATGATATTTTAAATGCGTGGATGTTTCCGAATTGGGAACTACCAGTTATAGAAGATGATATGATAATTCACCCTGCATTATTAGCACATGATGTGCGTCCCCAAACATGTAACGATGATAATCTTAGAATAGCATCTGTTCTTAATATAAATGTTTATGATACCTCACAAAATGATAATAAATATTGATGTATAAAATAAATAATGTTATGATATTTCCACGACGCTATGCAAGTTGCCCTTGGCCCGATTCGAGGTATAGAGAGTATATGAACGGAAGACTTAAAAAAACTGATATGGAATCAAGACTCCTTCATATAAAGAAGGGTATTGATAATAAGACTTGGTATCCTGAATGGGATAGTAAAGAAAGGTGGGCAGCTCAAAGAGCCCTTAACAACGCATTAGATGTATTGGATGAATTTGATTATTAACTAATGATTAATTTAAAAGATCTTTTATATATTAAAAGAGGATTTTTATCTGAGATACAATGTGAAGAAATCATTGAGGAATATCATGATACTCCTGATGAAGCAAATCTAGAACATTGCCCAGAATCTATTAATGGTGTTGATACTTGGTCGACATATAAAGTAAAACAAGCACGTTTAGGAACGGATGCATTTGATTTAATTCATAAGTCTGTTGAAACAATGGTATGTGATTATCACGACTATTTGGATACATTTGAATCTTTTCATTGTATGAGAAGAACATCTCTTCTCTTTCCACATACTTATCGTATTATGAAATATGATACGGGTGCTTGGATACATCCACATACAGATCATGCTCCTTACATATATGGGAGTTGTACTATAAATTTAAATGAAGAATATACTGGTGGTGATTTTTCATTCTGGAATGGAAACTATAAGGTTAAGTTAAACAGAGGTGATGCAATGATATGGCCTGCAGATTATTTCTGGGTACATGCTGTTGATGAGATACAATCTGGTACAAGATATTCTGTTAATTGCTTTCTTAGAGCAACACCAGAGTATTATCCCGAACATGTAAGGTTCGATGTTCCCATCCCTATTGCTTTATCCAACGCTGCCTGGGATGGAAACAAACACCAATCCCTTAAAGATGAATGGGATAATGCTTGGGATAACCGAACTCCTCTTTAGTAGTCATCTATTATAATTAGTATTGTATGCCGTAAGGGTACAAAATTAACACTCGCTTTTAAAGGAGAACAATGACTAATTTAGCACAATTCCATGCTGCTAATCTTCCAGAATTAATGAAGATTATCAAACAAAATGGTATAGGTATGGATGATTACCTAGACAGGTTCTTTAATGAACCATCACAAACATCAAATTATCCACCATATAATTTAATTAAATAATCATGAGTCAACACTGGAGATCGCACTTGCAGGGTTTAAGAAAGATGAGTTACAAGTCTTCACGGAGTTTGGAAAGTTATATGTGCAAGGCACAAAAGAAGAATCGGAAGTTGATGGAACGTTTGTCCATCAAGGACTGGCCCAACGTAGCTTCAAACGAGTTTGGACGGTCTCAGACGATACGAAGGTTGGATCCGTCGAGTTTGTTGACGGACTCCTCACCGTACAATTAAATAAGATTGTACCAGAACATCATGCTCGGAAAGAGTATCTATAAATAAAATTGAATATCGTCGTCGCAGACAGAGGGGAAACTGGCACAATCCAGTTGACACCCCTCTTTTTTATTGGTATAATTGATATAGATAAAATTTTGTTATGAGCGAAGACGCTAATCGAATTGCTTCAGCACTTGAAAGAATAGCTACTGCTCTTGAAAAAGGTGCTCATATAAACATCGATCATGGTCATATAGAACATATAGATCATGTTGATGCTATTGATAATATTCAACATGGAGATGTTGATGTTCACAACCATACCTTTTAAACATGCCTAAACCCGAACAACAAACACTTAAGTTCACTATCAGACAAGATGGTTATGTAACTGAAGAAGTTATTGGAGCTACTGCAGATGAGTGCTTAGAACTTACCAAACAAATAGACAATAAACTTGGGGATTTGGTAACCCGTGAATACAAACCAGAATACTTTAAAAACAACAACAATGTCACACTTCAGCACAATCAAAACGAAACTCAAGAACAAACCAATACTACAGGAAGCACTTGAACTTTTACAGTATGATGTAAAGCAAGATCAAGAACTTAAAGTAACTGGAGCACATGGTATTGGACATGAGACAGTAGAAGCAGAACTTGCTATTGGTACTGATATTGGATTTCGTTTGAATGAAATAACTGGTGTATATGAATTGGTAGCAGATTTAGAAACATGGAATCAACCTATTCCTGTAGAAAGACTACTTGACAAAGTAAACCAGCAGTATGCTAGAATGACAATTCATAACACTGTTAAGAAGATGGGATTCCAAGTACAAGAGGAATGGGAAATGGATGATAACTCTATTGAATTAACAGTTACACGCTGGACTTAGATTATGTCACTTAAAATTATTGTTCTACAATCAAAAGAACAACTGGTAGCAGATACTAAAGAAGTTCTTTCTGAAGAGAAACCTGTTGCATATTTACTTGGTAATCCTCACCTAGTAGAATTAAATAGATTTTCTATGTCTGAGGATGAGGATAACCAAACCTCTATAGAGATATCTTTAACTCCTTGGATATTAGCATCCTCTGAGACAGAGATACCAGTTCCTATTCATAATGTGGTAACTCTTGTAGAACCATTAGAATCAATTAAAAAAATGTATTTGGAGAAAACAAATGGAAGAACAACTAATCAAACTGATAGTTCTATCGAACGGGAAGAATCTGATAAGTCAGATTGACGAAGTGGGAAGTGCTGACATCGGACAACCCGATTGTAAGTTAACTAAACCTTTTGTTCTTACAGGTGATAGTACACTTGAACAATTCTTAATGGGTATCACACGAGATGATGCTTTTATGATAGGATCTGATAAGATACTAACAATAGCAGAACCTACACCTACACTGCTTGAAAAATACTTGGACTTGATTAAGGAATGAGATTCTATACAAACGTTCAGATGGTTGGAGACAACTTCTTGGTACGTGGTTACGAAGATGGTAGACACTTCGCAACTCGTGAGAAGTTTTATCCAACCCTTTTTGTTGACTCAAAAAAGAAAACCAAGTATAAAACTTTAACTGGGGAATATGTAGAAGCAATAGAACCAGGTACTGTACGTGAGAGTAGAGAGTTTATAAAGAGATATGATGGTGTTGAAAATTTTCATGTTTATGGTAATGAAAGATTTATCTATCAGTATATTTCTGAAAAGTATCCTGAGAAGGAACTAAAGTTTGATATTGAGAAGATTAAATTAGTTACTCTTGATATTGAGGTTAAGTCTGAAAAAGGATTCCCTGATGTAGAATCTGCAGCAGAAGAGATACTTCTTATATCCATTCAGGATTACACCACTAAGGAAATAATTACTTGGGGTTTAGGTCCATTTAAGAATAAGCAGAAGAATGTAACATACAAATCATTTAGAACAGAGTATGAACTTCTAAGTAATTTCATTAACTGGTGGATGATAGAAGAGAATACTCCAGAGGTTATCACTGGATGGAACAGTAAGTTATATGATATTCCATATATGTGTCGTAGGATTGATAGAATTCTTGGTGAGAAGTTAAAGAAACGTATGTCACCTTGGGGATTAGTAACAGAAGATAGAACTGTTATTATGGGACGAGAGCATATTACATATGATATTGGTGGTGTATCACAGTTGGACTACTTAGACTTATATAAGAAGTTTACTTATAAAGCACAAGAGTCTTATAGATTGGATTATATTGCTAGTGTAGAACTAGGGCAGAAAAAATTAGATCACTCTGAGTTTGATACCTTTAAAGATTTCTACACTAATGGGTGGCAGAAGTTTGTAGAATACAATATCATTGACGTAGAACTTGTTGACCGTATGGAAAGCAAGATGAAGTTGATTG